AAGTTTGTTGTTTATATTTAAAATATATGTCGTTATACTTTTCAAACAATTAAATATCAGGGCAGGTTACGTGTCCTAAGACCTCTTAATGTTAATTAATTAATGTTAAGAAAGGTTAATGTAACGGAGTGGTTGGTAAACACCTAATAATATTGTATTTATCTTTTTTATCTCCTTTTTGAATTTGTAATAAATCATTTTTAAGAGATTTTAATATATTAAATTCTGGAACATAATATGTTTTATTTCCTCTCGTAATACTTTTTATTGGAGATAATACAACCGCAGTCCCGCAAGCACATATTTCTTGAAATGTTTTAATTTCATTAAAATCAATTTCGCGAACTTTAACTTCAATACCTTTATCCTTTGCCAACATTCTTAATAAACTGTTAGTATTTCCTTTTAATATACTATTAGATTTAGGCGTAACATAACAGCCATCTTTATCAATAGCAATAAAATTAGATGTTGAAAATTCTTCAATATATCGATGTTCTTTCGCATCTAAATATAACGCAATGTCATAGCCGTCTTTTTTTGATTCAAAACTTGGTAACATATCAGCAGCATAATTACCTCCCATTTTAATATTACCGACACCTAGAGGTGCTGATCTATCATAATTTTCAATCACTTTACATTTAATTTTTCTATTATAATATTTACCAACAGGATTAACCATAACAATAAAAGTAAATTCAGTTGATGGTCCTAATCCTAATTTGACTCCGCTTGCAAAAATAAATGGACGAATATACATACATCCTTCAGAATCATATTGTGGAAAAAAATCTAAATTATTTAAAAGTGTTTTATCAATAGCATTATTAAACATTTTTGTAGAAACTTCTGGCATTAATATTCTACGACAACCAAATTGCATTCTCTCAGCACTAGCATTACTATTACAAACCAGAATATCACCATTTTTACTACGGAATGCTTTCAATCCTTCAAATAAAGATTGACCATAATGAAGTATTCCAGACATAATATGAATACTTATATTTGTATTATTACAAATTTTTCCAGAATCCCATTTTCCATCACTCCATTTATACATAACAAAACATTTTGTTTTCACATAATTAAATCCTAATTTTTTATAATCGATACTGCTTGTTGAATCTGTCATTATAATTATATATATTAGTTTATGAATTGTTAATTTAATTCGATAATTAAAAGTGAATTTATCACCTTCTAATAACTTATCATTAACAATATGAATTCTTGTTCAATTTGTTTAGAAAAAATTACAGAATCATCATCTGAAATTACTTTAGGATGTTCTCATAAATATCATTTAAATTGTATTCATACAAATATTACTCAAGGAACTACTCCTAATAAATGTCCATTATGTAGAAGCAAGATAAAAATGAAGGATTCCTTAATTAAATTATCAGAAGAAGACAGGCAGAAAACACAAGATATTGAAAAACAAACAAAAGAAATGACTGATTGTTTACGACCAAAATTACGTATTTCATTTAGTATATATAATATTTTTCCAGGAGAAATAGTTCAACAGACACGACAATTTTTTGATTCTTTCGTAATTGAAGGATTGGAAGATATTGATTATACTGAAGAATTTATTATGAATGTGGCTAGAGATATTTATGCTGAGAGAATGGCAGACGTTTTATCTGATATTAATTAAAAATTATTTAATATTTGGGACTTGAAAATTCTAAATTTCAATTGTTTCAAGTTCTTCTTTATTTTCATTACTATCTTGTCTTTTTCTTTTTTTGAAATTTAATTCATTTTGCCAACAAATCTTACCATTTTTATCAATTATTGGCAATGGATCAGATGTATGTATCAAAAGATTATTAGTAATATCATTAGTTATATCTTGATCATCATCTTCATTATCATCAATGATATAAATATCGTCATTGGTTAAATTTTTGTCGTCATTGTCAATAATATAAATATCATCGTCAGTCATCTCCTTATCTTCATAATTATCATCAATTGATTTAGTTTTATTATATAAAACAGGTCTATCCAAGAATTTTATATTTTGAATATTAGTCAAGTTTTGGACAATATAAAATAGTACTTCATTTAAATTTACATTATTTTTGGCTGAAATATCAAAATAGGTCAAATTTAATTGTTTTGCCATATTTTCATGTACAATTCTCGAATTTATTAAATCAATTTTATTTCCACACAAAATTATCAATGAATTTGGAGAAAATTTTATTATATCATCATACCATTTCAACATTACATTATTATAACTATTTAATGATGTTACATCAAACATAATAATGATAACTTTAGATTTAGAATACCAACTGGATCTCAATGTTCCAAATTTTTCTTGACCAACTGTATCCCATACATCTAGCATAATATTACCATAATTTGTTTCAATAAGAATTGGATGAACTTCGACTCCAAGTGTTGGAATATATTTTGTTCCAATATCATGTCCAGATGATAACAACTTTTTACAAAAACTAGTTTTACCAACACCCCCATCCCCAATTAAACAACATTTAAATCTTAATTTAATATCATTCATTAAATTTTATTTTTCTTAATATTTTGTATTTTTTTCAATTTTATTTTAAGTTTCATAAATAAAAATTTAAAATAGATAATTAATGTAATAAGATAAGCAACATATAGTTATATAATCAAGATGATCAATGTCGGCGTACACAACTTGCAATTTTTTTGCAAAAATGACATACAGAAATATCAATCAAAAAAATATTCTCGATATTTGAATGAAGATTGTCCTCGAAGATTATATAAACCGCGACAAAATGATGAATTGCGAACTACAATGCATTGGGGACAAAGAAAATTATTAATGACAGAAATAGAATTTTTAACACAATATTCAAAACTTGGTGATTTAGTATTATATGTTGGTGCAGCACCAGCTATTCATACACCAATATTATCTAAATTATTTCCAACTATTAAATTTATTTTAATTGATCCTATGAAATTTAATATTAGAGAAACTGAAAATATAGAAATTAGAAGAGAATATTTTACAAATGATATGGCAAAGGAATTTATTGGACAAAATTTTTTATTTATATGTGACATTCGTATTTCTAATGATCAAAAAAAAAATTATAAACCGAGTGAAAACGAGGTTAAAAATGATATGTTAGTTCAACAAAAATGGGTTGAAATTATGAAACCTCGATATAGTATTCTTAAATTTCGTTTACCTTGGGAAGACAAAGAATTTTTATATTTTGATGGTAAAATAGTAATTCAACCATGGGGACCTCAAAGTAGTACAGAAACCAGATTGATTGTTAAGTCACCATTTAGAAAGAAAAAATGGAATTGTAAAATGTATGAGGAACAAATGTTTTATTTTAACACATTTACACGTTGTCAATATTATGAACATGATATTGTTACTACTGGTATTGACAATTGTTATGATTGTGCTACTGAAATATTTATAATACAAAATTATTTAAAGAAATTTAATCCTGATAAGAATAACAAAAAGTATATTATGAAATTAATTCATAATTTTTCTAAAGCGATTACAAAAGGAAAGGGATGTTTATCGGGATATTATTATTATAAATATTTTAATGGTCGACACCATAATTGTTTAGATAAAAGATATCATTTAATAAATTTATTACAGGATTTAAATAGACATGGATTAAACAAAAATAAAGAAAATTTTAATAAATACTTTCAGAAAATTTTAGATCTTTTATCAAATAAAAAAAATGAAGAAAAATTAACACATATTCCAGATGTAAATTAAATAATCTTTTATGTATTAGGGATTTAATACTATTATTAATAATAAATAATTTTATTAAATGGATGCAGAAAAAAAAGAAGAAGTAAAAATAAATAAAGATGATGGAATTGAAACATTAATAATGTCTGAAACAGATGAACTGTCTGAAATAGAAGAAAACTCAAAGCCATCTAAAAAGAAAGAAGAAGAAGCAGCAGATAAAAAGGCAAAAGAAGCAGCACTAAATACATTATTAGCAGCGATTCCAAATCATGATGATGATACAAAATTAAAAGCATGGAAATTAAAAAATAAAACGGCTATTACAGATGATAAAACCCAAGCACTTCAAACAGCAGTTGATGAACAACGTGCAGCAAATAAAAAGGCAAAAGAAGCAAAAGAAGCAAAAGAAGCAGAAGATAAAATTAAAAAAACAGAACACGCAAGAGAAAAATTAAAAAAACACGTATCAGAGCGAAATGAATTTATACATAGAATGATGATGATGCTTAGATATAAATATGAATATTATCAATTTTGGAATCTACTTATAAATGTTGTTATAATTCTTTGTTCATCGGTAATTACTTTTCTTGAATCGTTAAGAGCAAATATTACTCAAGATGATGATTTAGATTTTGGGTTTACAATCACAACACTTTCATTAGGTTTTATTATAGCATTTAGTTTATCTGTTTTTAAATTTCTAAAAATACAGGATAAAATGGAAAAAATCCAATCTGGAATACTTGGATTAGAAGCTCCATATAAAGAAATAAGTCAATTTTATAACGAGGTAGAGACACATTGGAAATTAGAAAACATAAAAAAAGAAGAAGAAGAAGATAAAAATAAAAATAAAGATAGAGATGAAGATAAAAATAAAAATGCGACGATTGAAATAGATGAAGATTTCAGAAATGATAAAGATGTGGAAAAAAAATGGAAGAAGCTAATAATCAAATCAGTACATTCAGTAACACTTGCTGATACTATTATTAGTAGTGGAGAATATTATATATACGAGAAAAAATATAAAGAAAGTCGTCAAAAAATTAAAAAAATGCAAGATAAAATAGACTTAGAAACATTGGCAAATAAAAATTTAAAAGAAGCAAGAGAAGTTATTTTAGGGGATATGGTAAGACCAACATCTGAACTTTTTAACAAATTTGGTCCAATTGAAACAATGAAAAAGGCAAATGACATAAGATTAGACTATTGGGGTGAAGGAGTTATAATGTCCAATAATCTACAGGATAAGCATAATAAAATTCTTGGAATTAAATCCCAAGATAAATGTTTTAATAGTTGTATAGATCTTTATTGCTGTTTTTGTAATTCTTGGTGTAAAAAATTTTATAAAAGTATTGGATATTGTTTCATATGTTGTCGTCCGCGTTGTTGTCCGAATCGTAAAGATGAAAGAAAGCATGAATGGGAAAGAAAGCATGAATGGGAAAGAGAAGAAGAAATAGTATAATTTTTTATATACAAAAAAAATAAAATATATTAATAATTTATATCATGAACTATTGTGACCAAGTTCAAATATCTAAAAAAGGACAAAATGATAGAATGTTTTGTTCTACATCAGTTAATTATGATAAATCTAATGCGGGAAAAGAAGATTGGAATAAATATTTACAAAATATTCGTCCAAAAGACAAAACTAAATCGACTAAAACACAGACAGCGAAGAATAAAACATTACAAAAAAAAATAGAAGCAAAGAAAGATGAATTAAATAACCTTCACGCGCTAAAAAAATTAAATGAACAAATAGAGGATATGAAGGGTGAGGATGAGAAAGGGAAATGGAAAGAGGATGAGGATGAGGATAAATCATCGTGTTGTATTATTTTGTAAATGACAAAATAAAAAACGAAATTAAAAACGAAATATAAAATTGAATTTAGTTGTATTTAATTAAATTTAAAATTAATAACTACTTTAAGTGTTACTAAATTTATAAAATAAAACAAAGTTTTATTACAAATTAAAAAGTTTAACTATATTAATATGTCAAAGCAAACAAGCGAAGAAATGTTAGTTCAGTTTTTAACTGAAGATAAAGAACAAAAAGGGGAAGTTGTTTCTCTATTAACGAGAATTCTTGCTCAATTAGAATTGAATGGAAAGGCATCAAATAGTGATGGCGGACAATCAGATTCTAATACAAAAAGTAAAGAAACAAATGTAAGTTCTATTCGTCAAGAAGTTATTGAGAAAATTGCTCATAAGGAATATTCTCAATCACTTCATAAAAGTTTTAAGTTTAAACAGCTTCAACGAGCATTTGTTACTGGAGAAAGTGATTTAAGTTCTGTTCAGGTTGCTTACGATAAAGCACTTTCAGAATGTGAGAATCCAGATGTAATTCGTCAAAAAATTCAAAAAATTAAGGATGATAGAGAAGCCAATAAACCTATTCAAAATAGAGGTGTAATTGGAATTTTTTCAAAAATCTCTTCTGTAGATTGGATTCATTGTTTAACCGGTAAAGAGAAAGAAACTTATCATGCTATGAATTTATACTTAAAAGAAAATTGTGTAAGATTTTATGATGAGAATGTAGATTTATATAAACGAGTTCGTAATAAGGATTCAATTATCAAAGATTTCCGAACAGCTACGTGTAAAGCGTGGTCTAAAAATGCATTAAATATGGAATTTAATGATGAAACTAAACTTCAAATTCCAGAACTTTCAAAAGAAGAAATTCAGGAATGGAAGGATAAATTAAACTTAAAGAAATCTACTACTGAAGAAGTTAAAGATGTAAAAAAATCTGATAAAAAGGAAAAGGAAATGGAAATGAAATTAGATGTTGAATCTGACGATGAGTCTGAAGATGAAGTTGAAGATGAAAAAGTTCCTACTCCGAAACCAGTAAAAAAAAGAAAACCAAGAAAAACTAGTTCTAAAAAGAAATCTAGTGCTAAGAAATCCAGTGCTAAGAAATCTAGTGCTAAGAAATCAGATTCTAATGATTCGGATACTGAGTCAAAGAAAACTGCTACTAAACCTAAACGCCGTGGTCGTCCTGTAAGAAAGATGGCAGAAATGAGTGATAGTGATAGTGACAGTAGTGATAGTGACGATGAGTAAAAATTTATATTAATAAATTATTTTTTCAAAAAATTTATTAATTTATATTAGGGACTGATTATCCTGTTTTTTTTGTTTCCGATATGTTGTTGTCATTTTAACATAAGCATCTAAACTATGAATAGTTGAGTCTTCAAATTTATGTAAATCAAATAAAATTCCATTTTGATTTTTTGTAAATTTCTCATCTTTATTTTTAATAATATGATAAATCTGTATTTGTTCAAATTTTTCTAATTTTAGAATATTAGCAGCCAATTTTTTTTTCATTTGAAAAGTGTAGGCAATATTTTCTTCATCTATATTCTTTTCATCTATATTCTTTTCATCTATATTCTTTTCATCTATATTCTTTTCATTTGAATTATTTTCATCTATATTCTTTTCATCTATATTTGTATTTTTTTTCTTATTTGGAGGGGACGATATTATATTAGTTTTTACATTTGCTTTTTTCTTTTCCGAAATAAATAAATTTTTAAAAACGTCATTCGTATTTTTAACTGACATATTTTAGTATATTTTGTTAATATTATTAAATTCTTATGTAAAGAATTTTATTTTTAAACTTAAATATTTAAAAATAAAATTGATTATTTTATAAAAATAAATAAGAATATTTATATAACAAATTTATATACAAAACATGAGTAATATAACAACAGAGAATAGCAATGCTATGACAGATTTAAATAATAATACTGAAGATAATTTGGAAAAACATATTGGAATTACCAAATGGTTTAGTAATAAACTTGGATATGGTTTTATTACATATACAGATAAATCTGATGTATCTCATGATGTATTTGTTCATCATACGTCTATAAAACCTAAAAAAACTACTTATAGAACCTTGACTCTTGGTGAATATGTAGAATTTTCTTTAACCGTATTAAAAAATAATGATAAAAAACAAGCTATTAATGTTACTGGAATTTTTGATGGTCCATTACTATCTGATAGTTTGGATGAATATAGAAATGAAAGAAATACATATCATAATTTTAATGATTTAAGGGAATTAAATGATTTAAATCAGAAAAGAATAAATGATGCTATGAGAAATACAGATAGAAATACAGACAGAAATACAGACAGAAATACAGACAGAAATACAGACAGAAATAGATATACAAATACAAATACAAATACAAATAGAAATAGAAATACAGATAGAAATAGAAATACAGACAGAAATAGAAATACAAATAGAAATACAAATAGAAATACAGACAGAAATACAGACAGAAATACAGACAGAAATACCACTCAAAAAAAAATACCCAATGCTGTTCCATTAAGAAATACTACAAGATTAGTTCCAAATACTAATTCTTCTATTGGTTGGAATGTTTTAGTAAGTAAATCGCGAGAACAAAACAAACGGGACTAGTTTTTAAAATATAAAATAAAGAATAAATATTGAAGAAAACACTATAGAAATTCTTGATTTTTAATTAATAATTTAAATCTAAATCGAAATCAGTGTCGTCAGAAGGATCATCGCCTATTGTAAAAATAGGATTATATTTAATTGGGTATTTTTCGCAAACTGAATCAAAATGGAAACAAAATAACCATTTTTAAAATTATTTTTTAAATTTTTAAAAAAATTCATAATGAATTTTTATATATCATTCAATTTATTATTTTAATAATTTGATTAATATATATATTAAATATCGATTTTATATATTTATTTATAAGGCTGAAAAATTACAGATTGCTTTTGGATCAAATCCACCAATGCCATCATCAACACCTCCATTCATTACTCCTTCATTTTTATACTTCCAACCAGCATTTTGAATCATTTTAAATTGTTTATTTGCTGCACTTTCGCTAACATCATTACTAGGTGAATTTCTAAGAGTAATATTATCACTATCTCCTGATGCCGTTTTTAAATTATACTCAGTTGTTTTTAATTCACGTTCAATATCTTCACCAAAATTTAAATATCCAGGTGCTTCTTGAACATTTTTATTATCTTTTTCTAATTCAATTTCTGAATCTTTAGAAAAAATAATTGGTGTATTATTTTTAGATTTTTTAATAAAATTTAATAAATCACTTCTTAAATCTTCATCATTAATTACATCAGCATCATCTGTTGCAATTTTATTATTAGAGACTGCTGGTATTTCTTTAATTTTATCTTCTTCTTCTTCTTCTTCTTCTTTTTCAGTTTTTTCTTCTTCTTTTTCTTCTTCTTTTAAGTCATTATTTTGTTTCATTTCTTTATTTTCTAATACAATTTCATTAACTTTAATTAAAGCAATGTGAATAGCAATTGTACAAATCAAAAAAACTAATACCGATTTAATATTCATACTATTATATAAATATTATATAGATAATATTTCATCAATTAATTATTAATTTTAATTAATAATCATAATTAAAATTGAATATTAAAGAACGTATTAATTAATATAAAAAATTATACTATTATTAATATAATGGGTATTCAAACTTTTTTTTCTACTATAAGAAATAATAAATATTTATGCAAATGTGTGAGTGAAAGAAAAACTTCTATACATAAAAATAAAAATATAACAGGTCTATTCTTGGATTTTAATGCTATTATTCATGATATTAGTTTTAAATTACTTGAGCATTTGAATTATGAATATTTACAAATATTAAAAACTATTAAGGAACCAAATTGTTTCCAAATCAAAAGAAATATTTTAATCAATAAATTGAGAAATTATACTAATAAATATGAGATAGAATCTTCATATGATGAAGAAATGATGTTGACTGATTTAATAATTTATGAAGTAGGTATAGGTATAAATTCTATATTATTTGATACTTTTATTGATGAAGATATTATTAAAATAATCTATATATCAATTGATGGAGTACCATCAAAAGGTAAAATGGTAGAACAAATATCTAGATCATATTCAAGTCAATTTGTATCTGATATGGATAAAATTTTATTAAAAAATTATAAACATACTTTAAATACAAATAATGAAAAAAATAAGTATAATAAATATGTTTACGAAACAACGAAATTTCATTGGGTTAAATATCATATTCAACCAGGAACAGACTTCATGGGAAAATTAAGTTTCTCATTACAAAATGAAGATTTTTTAAAAAATATTGTTTTAAAAGATTTTAAAAATAAAGAATTATATTCTAAAATTTTATTATCTGATTTTAGAGAAGTTGGTGAGGGGGAAATAAAACTTTTGAACTATATTCGGCACTGTATTAAATATAAAAAAATTGATAAAGATGATATTATATCTGTATTTAGCCCAGATGCTGACGTGATACTATTATCTTCTTTAATTTCATTTGATTATATAAAAAACATTAAATTATTCCGATATGCTGATAAACGAAAAAATTTTAGATATTGGCTTATTAATATTAAAAAATTAAAAGCATTGTTATTTAATCATTTACAAAATATATCTAACACCGAGTTAAATTTAGAACATCTCCAAAGATATATTGATGATTTGGTATTTATTTTCAGTGTTTTTGGGGATGATTTTATTCCTCGTATTCAATCATATAATACGACAATGCATTTTGATTATATTGTAAATTGTTATACAAATGTTATTTCCGGTCATAATTTTATGACAAATACGAAAATGTTAACAATTAACAACAAAATATTTCATAATTTAGTGAGAATGTTAACAACCTATGAAGATAATGCTTTGGGTGAATGTTTTTTATACGACACATTTGATAATTTTAGAAAGTGGGATGGTTACGGATTACAACAAAAATTATCTAAATATGATGAATATTGGATGATAATATTAAATAAATGTATTGCTTGTTATAAGTTAATTAAAAATATTTTTGAAAGTAATATTAATGAAAAGGATGTCAATGATAATTTAAAAATTTTAAATGTAACACATTCTAAATATATAGAAATTTTGTATAACGAATTAATCATAACATCACCATCTAAATTCGATATAAATTATTATAATTGTAATATCAATTTAGACGATGAAATAAAAAAAGATAAAAGTGAGATAACAAATATTTTGAAATATTTCAAACAATATTATATTTATTATATAAAAATGCCTCGTATAAGAACATTAGTTTTAAAAAATAGACAACTAAATAATGAAACAAGTGATAAATACCAATATTCATATGATGTAGTTAAAAAAACATTTATTGAAATGAAAGACTCAAAACATTTTAATTGGACAAAAAAACTAAATAAATTTGAGAATTTAAATACTAAGCTTGGGTATATAGATAGTTTGAAGAATATTTCAAACAGAAATTTACCCTACTATTATTTCTCTGATGAGATTTATTATGGTAAAAAATTTGAAAGAACCAAAAATATATATTATAAGAAAAAATTAAATATAACTTCAAAAGACCAATTAGATAAATGTATTACACAATATTTGAATGGATTAATGTGGGTTTTTTTTTCATACAATGATGTAAATAATCCACTAATGAACAATTGGACATATGGAAGTCATAATTCTCCATTGTTACAAGATATTTTACAATTTTTTGTAGAAAATCCACAATTTGATATGAATTCTTTTAAAAACACTTTTCAAGAAAACAGTGTATTAAATACAAATCAATATTTTACACCATTTCATAAAATATTATATACAACACCAATTGAGGGTATAATAAAAGTACTACCAGAATACAAAAATATAATGGAAAATATTTCTAATCCAGATTTATTAAAAAAAGAATTAGAAAGACTTGGTATTAATGATACTCAACTCCTAAATAAAATTACAACTATTTTGTGTGATAAAAATTTTCCACGAATGGAAAACACTGCTCAAATTGTATTTAACAAAAAATATAATAATGTAATAGATTGTTCAGATGCAATGTATATTAGTAAATCTAAATTTGAAGTTTTAAAAACATTTCATAAAAATGAAAATTTTGACATTGATTTTATTTTCGTTATTAATAAAATAAATCAATTTCTAAAATTTAATAATAAATCTCTAAACAATTCTGTAATTGCTGATTTTTATTCTGAATAATAAAAAATATCAGTCCATTAAATAATTTATTCTTGTTCAATAAAATCAAAATCATCAACAAACAATGATTCCAAAGCATCATTTGTTTGATCTATTTTTTTTACAAACGTTGATACTACCTTTAATATAGGCATAGCATATACATATCTTGTAGCCACAATTTTTACTAAAATTTTGTCACCTTGTTTTAAAGTTCCTTTATCTTTGATTTTATCAAAGATTACTACTATAAACAAAGGTCCTTGCTGTGCAATTATATCACTTTGAAAAGTTGATAATTGCAACACATTACATTCAATTACATCATTAATTTTTGGAGAACATACAAGGGCTTCATATTTGACCTTGAAAATTACATCCCCTGAAAAATCACCTTCGTATACCATTCCTTCACTAATATCATCAATTTTTAAGATTTTATGAATATATCCATTTTTATTACATTTTTTTTCTCTTTCTTTTAGACTATTTAAAATAAAAGCAGAATAATCATCCAATTTTGAAGGTGGAATTCTAACAGATTCTACTAAAATATCTTTTTTAAAAATACGATGAGTCGTTTTAAAATTTTCCATAATAATATAATATAATTTAAAATAAATAAATCAATTTTATAGTTATATTTAAATAATAATTTTTAAATCAATTTATTTTAAGTAGTCATTAAATTTTTTTAATAAGGTATTAAAAACATTTGTTAGACAAGATATCTTATGAGTCGAATAGTCTCTGAGCATGTCATTTTTTAATTTATCGTAAGAATACCATCCTATTTTTGATATTTCTCCTAATTGACATTGATTTGTTTCATCTATTTCGAGAGATTTATTTGTCAAACAAAGGGCAAGATAATATACGGTTTTATAAGAAACATTATTTGAACCAATGTGTTGCTGAACAAAAGGTGGAATTTCTTCACAGAGTTCATAATCATTGGCAGTTAAACTTGTTTCTTCCCGGAATTCTCTTTCAGCACATTCTATGTCATTTTCATAACAATTTCTACGACCTTTGGGAAAATTCCATTCAGTTTCTTTGTATTCTGACAAGGTTGTTTGTAAAAGTATATCAATCGTGGTAAATTTAGAATTGATAATCACCCCTTTGATTAAATCGTCATATTTTTTAGATGCACGATTATATTCTGTTCTATTTATTTCTTTAAATTGATCATTAATCCATAAACTTTCCCATAAAACATTGAATGGTTCTGTTTTTATTAAGTTTCTTTCGTATATAGTCATCCTTGAGAATAAAATTCGTAAAAATTCAATATCAGTGTATTTATACTTACCACGTATAAATTCAACATAACTTAAGGTATTGCGACGCCGAACTGCTAAAAATTTAAGATTTGACGGAAATAACTTTTGATTATATTCTAATGGAAAGGGGTTAATTTGAATACAAATGATACCATAACTAGTTATTGGAGACTTACATTCTCTAAAATAATGTCCATACTTACCACAGTTGTTACAATATTTCCTTCTCTTTTTATAAAAACAGACACTATTATTTTCTACAGATTTCTTTGTTGAATCATCTGACATCTATATTTTCTGGTATGTTACTTTATAATAATATTTTAATGTTAAATCAAAAATTCATACATATTTACACATTTAAAAAAAAATTAAACATTATATCTGATTCTAATCTAAATATCGACTTATTTTAATCATAACAAACAAAGTCTTATATATTAAAAATTGGACTGGTATAAACAATTTATAAATTTATTTTTTTTTTATTTTCTTCAATATTTTATAATTTTGTGTTTCAAAACTAGGATATACTGAATACATAAAAACGTTATTTAAAAAAGAAATATTCTGTTCAGAAATACTTAACGACTTATTTGATGATTTTAAATATTTTTTGTAATATTTTTCAAAATTATTATTCTTTTTTACAGAAAATAAATTAAATTTCTGAAAAACTATATCCAAATTTTTTTCAAAAAGCATTGGTTCCGCAATTTCATTATTCCATCCCCAAATTGATTGCTTGATTCCAATCATTTTAGGATTTTTGTCCCAAAAAATATCATAATCAATTTCATCTCCATTAATCATGTTTTTACCATCTTTTAAAGTTATTCCATAAAATGGTTCATTATTATCATCACGTTGAATAAAATTACTAAAATCATTTCTCATGTGTTTCATAATATGATGACCATCTAAATAAGAACCAATAAACAATCCTTTTTTTTTATTTAAATAATTAACTACATTTTTCATAAATATTTCAAATCGTTTTTTATCCAAAACATTTTTACCCTTTTTCATAGTAGCAAACATGTAATGAATTACAAACATAATACTGATTGTGTCAAAACCTTGCCATTTTTCTTTTTTAGCAATTGAAAGAAAATTTAATAATTTTGTTTTCTCATAGTTATTATAACCAGCCGAACCAGTTTTAATATGTTTTGTTGCATCTCCCCAAATTGGTGTTACACAAATTTCATTATTTTTATAAATACCTTTATATGAACCATCTTCCATTTTAGTAAAACCCTTCTGTTCAATTCTTTCAACTAATCCTGAAAATCCTTCAGAATAATGCCTACCATAAATTTCTCGTCTTGAAGGATCTATTGCTAAAATATCTGTATATCCCGATTCTAACCATTTATTTAAATCTCCACCTCTTCCGCTTCCGATATCAAATAAATATTTTCTTGTTTTTCTAAGTTTTACTGATGATTCCTTAAATAATTGTCTCTTTACAAAATTTTGGAAAAATCTCCAGGTCATTCTTTTATCAGATGAACCTTTATTACTTACAATGTCATAATGTAATCCTATAGGATCAATATTAGTACAACTTTCCTGACACATTTTTTGATATTCAGACTCTTCATAAACTAATTCACTCAACTCATTTAATGTTATATTTTCTTCAATTGCTTTTAAAACACTTAAAATTGTTAAACGTGCATTAGGTTTATTTTTATCATTTCTAGGACGTAAAAATATCCATTCTTTTTTATCATAATCATATTCAAATTCAGCAATATCTTCCATATTTTGTAGAGTACGAATTCTACCATAAACTCCTAACAAACCATATTGATTTACAAGTCTTAAATTTTTATATGATTGGTCATTTACTTTAATCCAATGTTTATAAAGATCGTCTCCATGATATCTTCTCCAAATATTCGTAATTTTAATTTGACCATTAATATTTCTCTTTTGAGGATATCCATTGGCATGAAATTCTGTGAAATTTTTTCTATTATTGTAAATAACTCTAACATCAATGGAATGTTTATCTTTCCATTTCAACGTTGGAATACTACTAATATATGCAGAATTAATTGGTGTATATATCAAACCATCTAAGTGATATTCAAACAATTTTTCCCTATCATCCCATAATTTCTTTGTTTTTTTGAAAATATTTTTAAAATAAAATTTTTTAGGTCTTATTTCGATGATTTTTGAAATATCTTTTTTAATTTTTGATATAATCTTTTCTAAACATTTTAATCTATTAATTAAATTTTTACTTCGACAATCCTCTCCATTCATAAATAAACAATCAAAACCTAGAAATAATTTTTGTGTTTCTAAAAATTCACCATCAATTACGGAATTTTTTATTTTTGTTTTACCATCTTCATAAATTTTCACTTTCTGAAAAGTTCGTGGATTTATAAAATAAAAAACTCCATTATTATTAATATATAAATATTTTCGTTCCCCATCAGCTTTATCTGTAACGGAATACGGAGAATTTTGGAGAAATTGAATCTTATCTCGTTCTAAGGTTACAACTTGATTGGAAATATCTGTTTCTAATAAATCTTCTATTGAAATATCTGTATTATTATCAATATGAGTTTTATACTGTGATATTAATTTATTTACATTTGATATCATATCATCTACACTTGGTTTTTCAGCCATCTTTGTATAAGTTTCAACATCAAATTCAATTTCTACCTCGAATGATAAAGATAATTTATATAAATCTTGATTATTTTCATCATAATTAACTGAAATAGCAATAGTACTGTCAATTCTCCATACTTCATATTCTAACCAAGAATATCGAAATTTGATACGCTCTGCTTCAATATTTTCCAAACTCTTAGCAAATTGAACTAATCCTTTATTATTATTAGAAACTGATTTAACATAGTTATCCATCAATTTTTTCAGTGAATGTTTTTTTTCAATTGCAAATGTAACTCTAAGATGATTTACATTATCATTGGTTGTTTTTTTATTTTTTGATAAAAAGATATTACGAGTAGATATTTTTTTTTTATCCAATTTAGATTGAATATTATATAAATCTTCTTTATTTAATGTAAGAAAATTATCATAAATATCTTTCAATACTTTTTGGATAGATGCCCCAGTATATGTAGATCTTTTAACAATTTTATTATTTTTATCATCATAAAATCCTTCAAAATTTTTATATCTTGTATCAATAATAAAATTATAATTCTTCTCAGAAGAACTACTTTCTAATATACTTAAAAAAGCATTTCTATTTATATTTGGATAAAAGCTATTACGCTTATAAAAACCAAAACGAACCTCTAATTCATAATCTTCATCTTTATCTTTTTTATCTAAATTCGATGTTATAAATTGAAGTCGCTCTATTAAAGTGTTATTAATATCCATTATAATTATATATATATTTGATATATAAAAAATCAATTTTAATTAAGATAAATGTTTCATAATATCTGAAACTAATTCCGATTTTGTTTTATTCTTTAATCCCTTACCACTTTTTTTACTTTTTTTAGGATTAATACCAAATCCTTCAGAAATATTCTGTAAAATTAATAATTTCTTTTTCATTAAATCTTTTGAATTATATTCATTAGATATATCCTTAATTTTTTCTTCAATTTTTTCTTCAATTATTTCATTTTCAATTATTTCATTTTCAATTATTTCATTGTCAATTACTTCATTTTCAATTACTTCATTTTTAATTACTTCATTTTTAATTACTATATTTTGTTTTAAATCTTTTTCTATAACTTTATTAAAAATTTTTCTATTTGTTAATCGATTATTATCAATAGTATTTAATTTAACTACAAAATCTTTCTGTATTTTGTATAAAAGAAGTTTATAAATAAATGATGCGTTGGAAGTAAATATACTTTCACCATTAGACATTATGTAATATTGATACATATCTTTATCGTATTTTTCTACAATAATCGTTGATTTATAAATAGAAAAATTATTACAAGAAGAATAAAATATAATATCATTTTTTTCTTCATCTGGTATCACAACACAGATATTCATTTTAAAATAATCACACAGAAAAGAAATAAACAAAGGATCATCTTCAATTTCATTTCCCTCTTCAAAAAAACTTCTCAAAATTTTTTTTGTAAAACCACTTCTTTTACGATATTTATATTTTTTATATAATTCACAAGTATCAAAATCTGTTAATAATTTCTTCAATAGAATAGATTTAACATTTGAAGAAACATTAACTATGGCTTTATCACCACAACAAGAAATAAAAACATCTAAAAATTTAGATGGTTTACTTTTTATAAAATCATTTCCAAAAATGCTTTTAAAAACTGATATAGTAATGTTGTGATTTACCTTATTATTATTATTATTATTATTATTATTATTAGACTTATTTTCTTCTACTATAAGA